TATACTACAGATGGCACGTCTTCAAAAACAATTACTAACAACATTGATCTTAGTGGTGAAGGTGGGTTGGTTTGGTTAAAAAGACGAAGTGGTTCTTACAGTCATAGTCTTTACGACACTGAAAGAGGTGTGCAAAAACAACTGCAATCTGACGCTACTACAGCAGAATCGACTGAAACTGGGGGTTTAACAGCTTTTACATCTACTGGCTTTACCATTGGAAACGTGCAAAACCAATCTGCGTTAGGGGATATTGTCTCTTGGACATTCCGCAAAGCTCCTAAGTTCTTTGATGTTGTGACGTATACTGGTGATGGAAATGATGGTAGAACTATAAGTCATAATCTTGGGTCAACCCCAGGCATGATTATTGTAGCAAGAAGAGACAGTACAAATTACTGGAGAACTTGGCATAGATCACAAACAGGTAAATATGCTAATTTATATGATACAGGAGCTTTTGCTTCGGACAGTGCTAGTAATGGAGTGTTTAACAATTATTCAGGTAACGACAGCACGTTTACGGCAGGTATAAATATTAACGCCAACAGCGCAACCTACGTAGCATACCTATTCGCACACAACGATGGTAACGGTGACTTCGGCCCTGATGGTGATGCTGATATTATCAAGTGTGGTTCGTTCACAACTGACTCAAGCGGTGTAGTAACTGTAAACTTAGGATTTGAACCTCAGTGGATTTTTTATAAGCCTACAGGAACTGGAGGTTGGGTATTGCTAGACGTTATGAGAGGTATAACTACTGATGGTACTCCAGATTCTTATTTAATTGCTAACAATGCAAATGCTGAAGCAGGATCATCTGCGTTTTTTGAAGTTTTTTCAAATGGTTTTAAAGGAACAGCTTTATCAGGTAGTGCAGATCATGTGTATATGGCAATACGTAGAGGTTCACTTGTAGAGCCTACTAGTGCGACTGATGTGTTTGATGTAAACGTTTATACATCTTCAGGTTCAGCAGGAAATAAACAAACAACTGGTTTTCCTGTTGATTTATCACTTTTAGGTGTGCGTGATGGTAGTTCAGGTTGGATGCATGGTGTAGTTTCACGTCTTACTGGCGGTGATGTTTATCTTAGCACAAGTACAGATGCGGTCACGGCTTCAACAGGAGGTTATCAACAAGGTCTTAGACTTGATGATATGACAGGTTTTTCATTTCGTGGTCAGCCATTTAATAATAATTCTGGTAGTAATAATATGTACAATATTAATTGGAAACGTGCACCAAGTTTTTGTGACGTAGTTTGCTATGATGGTACAGGAAGCGCAAGAACTGTAAATCATAATCTGGGTGTTGCACCTGAAATGATGTGGGTAAAATCAAGAGAAACCGTTTTAAGTTCTAATGATTGGTGGGTTTTTCACAAAGACTTGTCAACTCCTGCTGATGATTCTTTAAATTTAAATACAACTGGTGCAGAAAACACAGGTAACGGTGCTTTACTATGGAATAGCACAATGCCGACAAGCAGTGTTTTTTCACTTGGAACATACAATGGTGTTAATCAATCAAGTAAAGGCTACATAGCCTACCTCTTTGCGACACTTGATGGTATATCCAAGGTGGGAAGCTATACTGGGAATGGATCAGCTAATCATCAAATTGATTGTGGTTTTAGCAGTGGTGCTAGGTTTGTGCTCATTAAAAGAACAGATTCATCTGACGGTTGGAAAGTTCACGACAGTGTTAGAGGTATTGTAGCAGGGAATGATCCTTTTGTAGAGCTAAACAATACTAATGCTGAAAACTCTAGCTTTGATTTACTTGATCCATATTCAGGTGGTTTTGCTGTAAACAACTATGCAGGATGGAACGCATCAGGTGGATCATACATTTTTTACGCAATCGCATAACAAATCAACTGACGAAAGGAGTATCAACTAATGTCAGAATATCGTGAAAGAACAACAGGCGAAGTTAAAACGCAAGGGCAATGGAGAGCAGACTTTGCTCATATGTCATTGCCTCGTGTCTGGAAAGCAGCAACGCTAGACTCACTAAACCTAGACGCAGTACTCGCAAGCCCTGCCGCTACAACAACAGCATATCAAATAAGTGTGCGTGATGGTGTTGAACAAGATGCAAACGGCAACTGGGTTGAGAAGTATGTAGCAAGAGATATGTTTGCTGATACTACTGAAGAAGATGATGATGGTAATGTAACGACTACGACTAAGGCTCAACACGAAGCTACATATCAAGCAGGATTGGATGCTAAGACAGCCGAAGGTCACAGAGTTACACGTAACAAACTTCTAGCTGATACTGATTGGACACAGATAAATGATAGCCCACTAAGCAACGAAGATAAAACTGCATGGGCTACCTATCGACAAGAACTACGTGGTCTTACTGATCTAGACGCATGGCCTAACCTAGCAGATGATGATTGGCCTGTAGAACCTTAATCTTAAAGGAACTAACATGGCTAAACAAGCACTAGACCAGATCAGACAAGCCGCTGAGAATGATCTAGAGTTCTTCATACAGCTAGTAGCTCCTCAACAATTACTAGGTGACTGTCACAAAGAAGTTATAGAGTGGTGGACAAGAGAGGACGCTAGAAACTATCAGTTACTTTTGTTTCCACGAGATCACGGTAAGTCAAGACTCATAGCTTACAGGGTAGCGTGGGAACTAACCAAAGACCCAACCTTACGTGTGTTGTACATATCAGCTACAGCTAACCTCGCAGAGAAACAACTTAGTTTCATAAAAGGTATCCTGACATCTGAGATATACAGACGGTACTGGCCTGAACACGTAAACCAAGAAGAAGGTAAACGATCAAGGTGGACTAACTCAGAGATTAGTTTAGATCACCCACTACGTAAAGAAGAGAATGTTCGTGATCCAAGTATATTCACAGGTGGGCTTACTACATCACTAACAGGTCTACACTGTGACATAGCTGTACTAGATGATGTTGTAGTTGCTGAGAATGCTTTGACATCTGAGGGTAGATCAAAGGTAGCAAGTCAATACTCACTACTATCATCTATCGAAGGTGCTGATGCTAGAGAGTGGGTTGTAGGTACAAGGTATCACAGTAAAGATTTATATAACGACTTGATGGAAATGAAAGAAGTTCTCTACGATGATGAAGGAGAACAAACAGGTGAAGATAACATATACGAAATCTTAGAGAAACCTGTAGAAGATCAAGGTGATGGTACTGGACAGTTCTTGTGGCCTAAACAACAACGTAAAGACGGTAAGTGGTTTGGGTTCGACATTGCTACGTTAGCTAAAAAACGTGGTAAATACTTAGACAAAGGACAGTTCAAAGCACAGTACTACAATGATCCAAGTGATCCTGACAATGTACCAGTATCAAGAGACAAGATACAATACTTCGACAGGAAACATCTACACTTAGATAATGGTCACTGGCACTACAAAGATAGTAAACTAAATCTATTCGGAGCTATCGACTTCGCATTTAGTTTAAGATCAAAGGCTGACTACACTGCACTCGTTCTTATAGGTGTTGACTCAGAGAACAACGTATACGTCTTAGACATTGACAGGTTCAGGACTGATCGTATATCTGAATACTTCGATCATATCTTTGAGTTACATAGCAAATGGTCTTTCAGAAAGCTAAGAGCAGAAGTTACTGTAGCTCAGATGGCAATCGTTAAACAACTAAAAGAATTAATTAAACAACACGGTCTAGCACTAAGCATTGATGAGTTCAGACCTAACAAACAACAAGGTAATAAACAAGAGCGTATTGCTTCGGTTCTAGAACCTAGATACGATAATCTTCAAATGTGGCATTATCGTGGTGGTAACACTCAGTACTTGGAAGACGAACTGTCTACACGTAACCCCCCACATGATGACGTAATTGACGCTCTAGCATCTGCAGTTGATATGGCTGTACGTCCAACACGTAACCTTAACAGGAAACGAGAGAATAACATTGTCTGGGCGAATAGCCGTTTCAGAGCAGGGAGTAGGTAATGAAAACTATTGATATTGAAAATCTTATCGATCCAGATAACCTTGCCGTAGAGATCGCAGACAAGTGGAGACTATGGCATCAGTTACGTCACCATTGGGTTGAAGGTACTAAAGAGTTACGTAACTACCTCTACGCTACCGATACAACCACAACAGCTAACGCAATCCTTCCTTGGTCTAATACAACTACTACACCAAAGATAACACAGATTGCAGATAACCTTCACGCTAACTACTTTGCTACTTTGTTTCCACAACAAAACTGGATGAGGTGGGAAGCTGACTCACGAGATGCTGCAGTAAAAGCTAAACGTGACATCATTCAGTCTTACATGGAAAACAAGGTAAGACAGTCTGACCTAATGAACACAGTGTCTAATCTTATACAAGATTGGATTCTTTACGGTAACTGTTTCGCTATGGTTGAGTGGGAAGACGGCTATACTACAAAAGAAGATGGTGAGTTTATACCGAAGTATGTAGGACCAAGAGTTGTACGTATCTCACCATACGACATTTGTTTCAATCCTACAGCTGCATCCTTTGATGATTCACCAAAGATAATCAAAAGCATTAAGTCTTTAGGTGAGATCAAGCGTATGGTAGATGCTGATCCTCGTAACAAGTACCTTAACGGTGTATTCGAGAAGATGATGTCTGCTCGTAAGAATGTACGAGGAACAGATGGTCACTTCGAGAAAGCTGAAGGTTTTATTGCTGATGGTTTCACAAGCATAGAGCAGTACTACGAATCAGACTACGTAGAGATTATGACATTCTACGGTGACATCTATGATCAAGAGTCTGGTGAGTTAATGTCAGACCGTGTGATTACTATCGTGGATCGTGCTCACGTACTAGACAATCAAGAGAATCCCTCATGGATGGGCAAGGCTCCTATCTTCCATAGTGGGTGGCGTAACCGTCCAGACAACCTATACGCAATGGGTCCACTAGATAATCTTGTAGGAATGCAATACAGGATTGATCACCTAGAGAATCTCAAGGCAGATGTCTTTGATCAGATCGCATACCCGATACTAAAAGTAAAAGGTGATGTAGAAGACTTCGACTTCGAGCCTGGAGCTAGAATCTACATGGGTGAGGAAGGTGACGTAGGTTACATGGCTCCTGATGCTACTGCATTAAACGCTGATCTTCAGATACAAATCTTAGAAAATAAGATGGAAGAGATGGCAGGTGCTCCTAGACAAGCTATGGGTATCCGTACTCCAGGAGAGAAGACTGCCTTTGAAGTACAGACACTACAGAACTCAGCGTCACGTATCTTCGAACACAAGGCTGCACACTTCGAGCGTACATTTATAGAACCTATGTTGAATGCAATGCTTGAGGTAGCTAGACGTTACATGAATCGTGCTGACATAGTAAGAGTATCTGATGAAGACTCAGGTGTTCTGCAGTTCTTAGAAATTACTAGAGAAGATATTACAGCAAGTGGTAAGATAGTTCCTGTAGGAGCAAGACACTTTGCTGAACGTGCTCGTAGAGTACAGAACCTGATTCAGTTGTCTGCAGTAAAAGCACAAGACCCGACTGTAGCACCACACCTATCAGGTAAAGAACTAGCTCGTATCATTGCATACGAATTAGGTGAGCCAACACTATACGGTGAGAACATAACCGTAACTGAGCAACTAGAAACTCAGAAGATGGCTCAAGAAGCAGAAATGCTTAACGAAGAAGAACTAATGGCTGCACAAGAAATGGGGATTTGATATGCC